ATGGAAAGCAGATCCACGGAGTACAGCGTGCCCCCGAAAGCGGTGGCCGCTGAGATCAACGTCAGCACCCGCACGGTCCGGCGCATGTGCGAGCGCGCGGAGCTACCGGCCTTCAAAGCGGGCCGGCAGTGGCGGATTCGCACTGACTGGCGGGAGCACTTAAAGGACCAGACTGGCAGAGATTGACTGTCAACAAAAGCGAAAGTTCTTGTTGACGGACTTGTTGACACCCAGAATTCGCTGAGATCAGCTATGAGCGACGCTGAAGGCCAAACCAGTAAGATACCGGCGATTGGACTTGTTGACACTCTCGGAGTGGATAAGACTACCCTCCACAAGTGGATCGAGCGCGGTAAAATTTCGGATGAGTACTATGTCCACCAGGGTGACCGAGAGGACGGTGCAGCGGATGTGCCGAGAGGGTAATATCACAGCTATGAAGGCGGTCAGCAGTGGCGAGTTCATTCTGATTACAATCAGGAAATCCAAAAGAGTACCGACCGGAAATCCGATGTCTGACGGTTCCGCAATAAGGTTGGATTTGCGGAACTAATTGCGGAAATAAAATAAGTCCCCGAATATCATGAGTTTACGCGAAATGACGGTTTCCGAATTGCGGAACCAAATTGACGTGTCGGCACGGGCGATTCGCAAGTGGATCGCTGATGGGAAGATTGATGCTGAACATGTGAAGGAGAAGATGTCACGAGGAGGGAGATCAGGGTCGAAATATGTGATAGACCCGCGCGGCCTCCCGCAGGAGCACCTGGAGGTGTGGGTCGAGCAGCGGATCGACGAGGGCGATCTGCCAACGCCGTCCGAGCAGGAGACGCTGTCCCACGAGTGGAAGGTGGCAGCCGACTGGCGGAAGGAGGAGGCGCGCAAGCGCTACCGCTTCTACATGAGCGTGCCGGAGGAGCTCACCACTGAGGCGAAGAAGGATGCCATCTCGACTTATCGGGACGAGACGCCGGACGAAGAGCACCCCGGCGGTGTGTCGATGGCCAGCTGGTACCGCTACAAGAACGCATACGACGCAGGCGGCCTGGCGGGCCTCATGCCGGACCCGAGCCCGAGCCGGGGCACGAAGGTCTCGGAGACCGATTACCAGCGGTTCAAAGACCTGTATCTGACGCGGGACCGGCGCAGCGCGCGGGAGTGCTGGCGCCGCGTCTACGGGGCGGCCCAGGAGGAGGGACGGGACGTGGAGGACTTCCCCGTGGCGCAGACGTTCGTGAACCAAGTGAAGAAGAGGGAGGGCGAGGACCTGGTGACCTATATGCGCAAGGGCCCGGACGCCTTCTACCAGAAAGGCAGCCCGCACACGCATCGCGACTGGTCGCAGGTGGCGGCGGGGGACGTCTGGTTTAGCGACCACCGCCTCTTCGACGTCTTTGTGCTGGACACGAGCACCGGCGAGGTGGGGCGCCCCTGGTTTACGCCGTGGATGGACGCCCGCTCGACGAAGTTTCTGAGCTGGGACGTGTACATGGAGCACCCCAACTCGGACCGCATCCATATGAGCTTCAAGCGGGCGGTGGAGGAATACGGCATTCCGAAGGCGGCCTACATCGACAACGGGAAGGACTACCGGGCCCTCGACTTCGCGGGCGGGCGCGAGAAGAAAAAGGTGGCCCCGGAGGTCGACGAGGAGCGGAGCCGCAACGTGCTCGACCTGCTGGGCGTGGAGCCGGTCTTTGCGAAGCCCTACAACGCGAGGTCGAAGACGATCGAGCGGAAATTTCAGTTCTTCATTGAGAACTTGGAGAAGTTCTCCCGCGGCTACGCGGGCCAGGACGCAAAGCGGCGCCCGGAGATCACCGAGCGGCGCCGGAAGGCCTCGGGTCGGCACCCGGAGGCCGCAGAAGAGATGGACTTTCTCTGCATGCTTGAGGAGTTCCGCGAGCGGGTAGACGAATGGGCCCAGCGTATCAACCGTATCCCGAGCGACGGCCGCATCTTAGGCGGGCACAGCCCGAAGGAAATCTTCCACGCGGAGCGGGGAGACGTGCGCCACATCGGGCCGAAGCACCTGGGCATACTTTGCCTGCGTACGAGCGGGGAGCGGCAGATCCGGAGGTGCGAGTGGTACGACCGCGAGCTCGACATCTACTACCACGCCGAGTGGATGTACGAGTCGCGCGTGAACGGCACGACGGCCTTTGCCCGGCGCGACCCGCAGGACCCCGAGCAGGCGTGGATCTTCAACGCGGAGGACGGGAGTCTCATGGGCGTCGCCGAGCGGAAGGAGGAGGTGCACCCGATGGCCCGCGAGCTCGGCGACGAGGAGGACCAGGAGGAGCTCGAAGAGCAGCTCCGCCTGCAGCAGGAGTACATCCAGTCGCTGGAGGAGAAAAAGAAGGAGATCGAGCAGCGCCAGCCCGACGAGGAGACGCTCGACGAGTGGTACGACGCCTACCTCGACCACCTCGAAGAGAAGCGGCGCGAGGACGGGGACTACCTCGAGGCAGACGGCCCGGAGGAGGTCGAGCACGAGCCGCACCCCGACGCCGAGGCCTGGATCGAGCAGAAGGAGGCCCAGGAGAAGGCCGGGCGCGACGAGATCCCCTACGAGCCACCTGAGGCCGACGATGAAACCGACGACCTGAAGATTTGGCCCGACGAATAGCTCTCTACCCAGACTTCCCGAAGGACCATGGATGACCCGTACTCACAGGCCGGCACGGAGGGGCCCCGCTGCTCCTTCTGTGGCCGCAGTGCAGACGACGCGAGTGAGATGATGCGTGGGCGCGACGCCTACATCTGTTCCTCGTGCATCGAGGACGCCGCCGGCATCATGGACGGCGACGTCCGCGACTGCGATGACGGCCGCAGCCGCGTTGACGACGAGCCGGAGCCTGTCGACTTTCAGGCCGCTTACCTCTACCTGCGGTCTGCTCCGGCTCCGATCGTTGACCTACTCCGGCAGACGTGCCGCCAGGAGTTGGATTTCTACCGGCTCGCCTACCGCATCCGTCAGTGCCGCAAATCCACTGATCTCGATTACCTCGAGGAGCTCGCCCATAGGGCCGCCTCTCGCGACGTCTGCTTTTCGCTCCGTTCCCAGAACGCCCACCAGTAATGACCTCCGACCGCGCCCTTCAATTATCCGTTCAGGCCATTCTTCCAGTGCTGGACCCGGCGTTGCTTTCGATCCCCAAAGCGGCGGCCCGCGCTGGGGATACGCCGTCGGAATGGATCGTCCCGCGGGTGCGCCGGATGATCGAGAACCAGAAACTCACGGCTCCGGAGTGCGACGGCCTTCCTGCGCAGCATGTCCGCGAGGTACTCATCCGGAAGGCTATGATCGCTACGAACCGCCACAACTGATATTTTCGGCCAGGTGACCGAATGGGAAGGTGCATTCACCCGAAGCGCAACTGGATGGCACGCCCACGCTTCTCCCGCCACAGAAGGCGGCAAAGGTGAAAGGCGTTGCGGGTTCGAGTCCCGCCCTGGCCGCGACTCGCTGTACTTCTCATCACAGATAAGACCCATGATACGCTCCGTGTTTGACTGGGTGCTCGGGCGCTCGACGCCGGAGCATCCGCCCCGCCGCCTCGGCTGCGTGGACGTCGACGTCTTCGCCACGCCGAGGAGCGAGGAGCAGGTCTCCTTCCTTCAGCGCGTCGAGGCGCTCCGACGCCATCAGGAGGAAGGCCGGCCCCTCTCGCGGGGCCTTGTCGACTACTTCGCCGATCGATTTCACCGCCTCGACATCCCGACGATCGTAGGTTGCCCCTTCGACGTCTACCTGAAGAAGCCGGTCATCGTGGAGTCGATTCGGCACGACCTCGCTGACTCCTCTCACTCAGATTAGTAGTGCTATGAGCGATTTGGAAGGACCACTCGAACAGCTCGAACAGGGGCTGCAACTGGTGATCGATCGGACCGGTGCGCGGTGGCAGAAGCCCGGCCGCACCCACCTCTTTTTCGAGGTGGAGAAGGACCGCGCCGAGGCGCTCTACAGCGAGCTCTCCGACCGCTTCGAGACGCGCTCGCAGAACGGTCGGCGGATTCTAACGCCGGAGCCGGTGCCGGAGCCGGACGCGGACGCTTCTCATCAAGCGTCGCTGTACCGGCGCTGGCACACGATGGAAGAGGTCGCGGAGCTGTGCGACATTCACCCGAGAACGGCGTACCGGAAAATCGTCGAGCCGGAAAACGACCTACTGGTTCGCACGATCTGTGGGCAGGGACAGCCCCGCGTGGTACGCACCAGCCTGGACCTGGCGTCCTACCTTGCGGTGACGTTCGGCACGGAGCTGGCGATTGACATCGACCCGGCGATTGAGCCGCGTCAGCCGATCGTTGAGACGTTCGAGCTTTCCGAGCCGGCCTACACGATTCGGGAGCTGGCGTCCGCGCTTCAGCGGAGCGTCCATTCAGTGCGCTACATGAGTCAGCAGTTCGCCGATCGGTTGCCGGTGACAAAGACCTGGAGCGACGAATCCAACCAGCACGTCAAGACGCTGGTGAGCGGCCCGATATTGGCGAGTGTGATGGCCGACTATTGGGATATGACCGTGACGATCGCCGCCGGGTTGCGGCGGGAGGTGGCCGCATGAAGCGACAGAAGCTGAAGCTCAAGGTGGTGGATCACCGTGGCGACGAGACGACCGAGCGCGTCGAGGTCTACGATGACGACCGGAAGTTTCTGCAGATGGTCGGCCGAGTGGCCAACACGCCCGACGCCCACGTCTCGGAGCAAACCGCTACGCTGATTCACCTCTACTCGAAGGACCAAATCGACGCTTTCAAGAACCCAAACCAAGAAAAGAACGAGCAGGACGGCTGAAAGCCGCCCCGCTCAGCTGCTCCATCACACACTGGGACCGCTCCGTCCTGGCAGATGGCCGGCCCCAGCTCACGATCATCGAACAGCATACCCTCAACGAACGATGTCTACAGAAGCTCCATCCATTCCGACAGACCAATCTGCACCCTCCACGAACGGCCATCCCGACACGCTGGTGGGCCGCGCTCGGACTCGCCTGCGAGCCTACCTCAGCGACCACGAAGACGTCTCCCAGAATGGCGTCTCCCGCTCGATCGGCAGGGGCCAGTCGACGATCTCGCAGTTTCTAAAGGACACTTATAACGGGGACAATGAGGCCGTCGCCCGCGACGTCCTCGACTGGCTTCAGCGAGAGCGCGAGCGGGCGGCCCGGCCCTCGATCGGGGACCAGGTTGTGGTCGAAACGTCCGCCTACAAGCGCATCCAGAGCGTGGTGCGCCTGACCCACGAGGAGCGCGACATCGGCGTCGTCATCGGGGAGGCAGGCCTCGGCAAGACCCTCGCCCTGCAGGCCTACGAGGCCGATCACGAGCGCAGTGTGATGCGCCTCGAGGTCGGCCCCGAGTATCGCAGCCGGGGCCTTGCCCTGGAGCTCAGCCGGCGCTGCGGCGGACCTGACGGTGGATCGATCTACAAGCTCATGCAGGCGGTCTACGACGAGCTGGCCGGCACCGACCGGCTGGTGATCGTCGACCAGGCCGAGATCCTGCCCACCCGCGGCCTCGAGCTCTGCCGGCGCCTGCACGATGTCTGCAACATCGGCGTCGTGCTGGCCGGGATGCCTCGCCTGCTGGCGAACCTGCAGGGCAGCCGGGGCGAGCTGAAGCAGCTCTACAGCCGCGTTGGGTTCAAGGCGCGCGTCGAGGAACTCAGCGACGAGGACGTTCACCTGCTCGTGCAGGCCTTCACGCCCGGGGCCGAAGACGGGACCGTGACTGCAGTCGCCGAGCTGACCCGCAATACGCGGGTGGCCACCAAGATCCTGAAGCGGGCCCGGCACGTGGCCGAGCTCAACGACACGCCGGTCGGCCCGGAGCTGATCGAGCACGGGCAGCGCATGCTCGTCATCCCCGACCCGGAGGGCCGATCGTGATGCAGACCGCTCTCTCCTTCGATCGCGACGAGCCCCCGACGGCCATTTGGCAGCTCCGCTGCCCCACGTGCGAGGCGCCGCCCGGCGTCTCGTGCGTGGGGGCCGGGGGCGTTGTCCGGACGGGCCCATCTAAGATGGGCAGCCCCGGTCCTGATGATGCAGCCGTTCCACACAGACCGATGAACAGACATCGAGTAGAGGCAGACATACGAGAGCAGACCCGGAGAATGCTCGGGCTGGCCCGTGCAGACGTGGGGGTGCACTGCTGGGACGGGGACGATGAAGTGAGGTCTACCCAGGTACACCTGAATATCACCCTGGCAGAGGTGCCGACCGATAAGATGCACCAGTGGCTCGCCTACCTCGACGCCTTTGGTATCGGCCATGTGAAAGTGTGGACGAACCGCCTGCAGTCCGACATTACGATTCCTCAAACCTGAACCAAGCCATGGCCAGCACCGCACGAAAGAAACGGTACGCTAAGATCCACAGTTGTCTCGACGCGCTCGGGTGGGACGAGCAGGCCTATCGGGCCGCTCTCCTGGGCACGTTCGGCGTGACCTCGAAGACGGACCTCTCCGTCAAGCAGCTCGACCAGTTTATCCAGATTCTGCGGAAGGAGATGGTGAAGCAGGGCGTTCTGGAGCCCACCGAGGTGAAGTGGGGCTGGGGCAAGGAGAAGTACGAATCCCTCCGCGGCCGCTCCGGTGACTATGCAGCCCCGCAGCAGCTGCGCCTAGCGGAGGCCAGCTGGCGCGAGGTGGCGCGCAACACCAGCGACGAAGCGCTCCAGTCTTTCATCTCGGCCCACGTGGGCGTCGATCACATCATCTGGCTCGAGAAGGAGGACGTGCGCGACGTGCTGATCGCCATCAAGAAGATGGCCGAGCAGCAGGGGATGGAGCCGCCCGTCGACGTCGAAGACACCGGCGATTCGACCGCCGATCAATCGACCGATGACGCCCATTCAAAGACCCCTCGAACGCGGGGCGACGGTGCTCCCGGCACCGACGGGCGGGTCGACCTGTCGGAGATGACCCAGAAGGAACGGGTTTTGTGGTGGCTGAAGAACGAGGGTGAACTGACGCCCGCAGAGGCCGAGAGTCAGCTCGGCGTCGGCCGCCTGGCCGCCCGCATATACGACCTTCGCCAAGAGGGCCTCTCCATCGAGACGAACGAGCGGGAGGTATCTACCCGCTTTGGGGCTTCCACGGTTGCTCACTACTCCCTTTCCCACACGTAGCGCAGCGCATGAAGTGGACGAAGGCCATCGACATCGAGGAGCACCTGGAGGGCGATCTGAAGCTGATCTACGAGCACTGCGGCGAGGACGTCCTTCTGGCCCTGCTCGACAAGCTGAAGGGCATGCAGCTCTACCTGCGGGCCGAGCCCGTCCGCGAGATGAAGCGGGCCTACGTCCGCGAGCGGTTCGGGAAGCTCACCGCCAAGGAGATTGCCGCCCGGCTTGAGGTCTCGCAGGAGTTTGTCTATGAGACCATAAGAGGCGAAGACACCCAAGAATCTCTCTTTTCTAACTCCCGAGATCAGTCATGAAATCCACTTTTAATCTGGTGATGCTCTGTATAATAGCAGCCGCAGTTCTCTCTCCACTGTTTCTAGGAGGCGAATCTGAAGATGAGAATTCTGATGAAACCTCCTCCTCATCGAGAGTAGAGGCTCAGGTTGAGCGCACCATCGACCGATGGACCCGCGGCTGGAGTGAGTCTCAAGCTGCCTCGTTGCGCGAGACGTGCGCGGAAAACCCCGACTGCGACGCCTCTCGGTACGAGGCTTCAGCAGAGCCGAAGACGTCGTTTGGTTGGGACGGGGCGAGTGAGATCACTAAGATGAACGACTGGGCAGAGGGGCGACGGTACACCGCTGTTGCCAATGGCCGAAAGCTCCTTTTTTATCTGAATGACGGGAATGTTGCCTCAGTATACGAGGTGGGTCCCGACTCGAAAGAGGTGGTGTGCAAGGGGTCAGATTGCGATGTCGACTGAGCGAGGGTCCCAACCTTGACCCATAAGCGACTGCCCTTAAGCCGTGACGCAATGGGTAGAGATGCCAGATCCCGTGGTTAGCCAGCGTCCATGTAAGCCTCCAATGTTACATCGATCTCCTCCCGGGTCGCTTCGGAGATGTAGAGCCACGGCCGGGCAGGTACGTCGGCTGGGCCGGGGGGCATGTCGGGGGTGCCGCCGAAGTGCAGCAGGGCGGCCTGGGGCTTGTTGGTGCTTACTCCCGCCTCGGCGTCCGAGTGGAAGGGCTGCACGCTGGCGATCATCGACCCGGTGCGCACCAGCTTTTGTCCCGGCCAGTAGCCCTTCCGGCGCCGCTCATCTTTGGTCGAGGTCGCCAGGTCTCTCCAGGGCTCTCCGCCGGGCCCCCCTTGGCGGCGGATGTTGCCCTCCACGCCGCTGTGGATGACCTCATTCAGGTCCTGCATGAGCGGGGCCGTGTTCTCCAGCTGGTCGGCCACGCGGTCGAGCAGGGCCGAGGTGCCGCCTAGGTCGATGTCGACAATGGTGTCGGCCATGGGAACAAACCGTAGATGCGTAGGTCCGAACGAGTGCCCAGTGACGACGGTGAATCTCCCAGCCGCAGCCTTCCGGCACTGCCCGGATGAGCGCTATGTGGGGGACCCGGGAGTCCCCACCTGGGCCATCTTGAGCGGGGCCCGGCTCCGGCCGCGGTCCCGCTTTTCTATTTGAGGTTGTCCTTGATGATGGTGCCGCCCGACCGCATCCGGTCAATGTCTTCTCGATTCGTTCGCCTGAAGGAAACCAGATAGAGGGCCGAGCCGTCTTTCGTTCGCTTCACCACGGCCACGTATAGCTTCCCTTCCTCTTCGATGAAGGCCCGGTGGTACTCCTTGCCCTCGATGATCGTTTGAGCCGACTCGATGACGGACTGCACCCTCTCGTAGTCGGTGGCGTCCATCTCCGGACGCTTCGCAATCTGCTTCACGAGGGTATCGTCGCTGAGTCGGACCACCTGACTGTCCGTACCGAAGTCGGATCTGAGCTCATCGTCGAGCACGGCCACGGGTAGCTCCTCCCCCTGGACGGCGCTGGAGTCTTCCCGCACCGCATCGATCACCTCTTGCGTGGAGGCCTCAGGGGTTTCCTCCCGATGTTCGGAGATCGCCCGGCGGACGCGGCTCTCGGTCTGGTTGAACTTCGGGCCGGTGAGCACTCCCTCCACGTACCCCCGCGCCACGCGGTAGTCGTAGGTTTCGAGCTCGGGCTGGAAGGCGGCCTCCCCAGGATTGTAGTCCCATCCCTCACCCGCGAAGGAGCCTGGAGCGCCGCCCACCTCCTCCTCGTCGACCTGCCGGCCCGAGAGGCTGCGGACGCGGCACCGGCAGCCCCAGCCGTTCGGCGGGTAGTGGCTGTTCCACCAGGGGTCGTCCTTGCGCAGCACGGTGCCATCGGCCGACCGGTGGGACGGCCGCGTGTTCTGGTCGAGCACCGCGATGTATTCGAGGTAGGGGCGGCTCGACTCCTGCTGGTTCTTCCAGCGGCCCGCGTTGTAGGCAGTCTGCAGGTTGGTGCGGTAGATGGTGCGGAGACGGCGTGGGCTCCCGAGCTCGCGCTCCTGGACCTCCCCGGTCTCGGGGTTCACGATCTCCTTTTCGCCCCACCAGCCCATCTTTTGGAGCTCCGGCTCCAGGTTATTTTTAAAATTGCGGAAGGTGTTGCCTTCGCCGAGAGCCGCTTCGACCTCACCTCGAATGGTCTTCAGCACGTCCATCCTCATGGCACCGGCCACGGTGAAGGCTTTGGCGTTGGCCTCTTTCCAGGTGTCGCGCCAGTCCCAGGAAATACTGTAGCCCTTGCTCTCGAAGTACTCCACGATCTCCTCGGGGCTCCGCCCGATCGCGGCCGTAAGATCGATGTCGTCGTCGGGCATGGGCTACTGGGCGTCCTGTTCGTCGGAGAGGCGGCCCCACACCTCGGCGGCGAAGAAGAGGGAGCGGAGCCGCTCCTCCAGGGCCGAGGCGTCGAGGTCGGGATAGGCGCGGGCGAGCTCGGTCATCACGGCTTCCGGGTTTTCCCCTTCCCGGATCATGCGCATCGGCTCGGCCAGAAGCTCCTCCATGAGGGCCTGGTTCTCTTCGTCGCCCTCGGCGACCGCCTCGATGAGGGCGTCGAGGGCGGCCTGGCCGCCTTGCTCCTCTGCGCTGGCAAAGCGCACCTCGTCCTGCTCATCCGCAAAGCCGGCCGGGCCCTGCTGCCCGCTCCCCTGAGGGTCGGCCAGCTCAAAGTCGTCCTCCTTCAGGTTGTACTCGCGGATGTAGTACTGCTCGGTGAAACGAACGCCCTGCTGGGTGAGCTGCGTGTCGCGCTCGGCGCGTTCGCGAGAGGCCTCCCGGTCGTCCTGGACCCGGTAGCGCGGCTTCCCTTCTTGCCCCTCGAAGTTGAAGTGCCAGATGTAGTCGATGAGCTGGTTGACCACCTGCATCTTCAGACGGATGCACCCATTCACCACTTTCGAAGCGACCTTTTCGATCTGCGGGTCGGCCTGCGCCTGGGTGCCGTACTCCCCTGCCGACGTCACCATCTCGGAGCTCAGGATCACTTTCTGGCACGTCGTCTCTGCCCAGTCGATGATCCCCTGGTAGATTTCGGCAGAGGAGCCCTTGTTGGGGCTATCCAGCAGCTCGATGCTTTCGTTGTCGGGCACGGCCGCCACCGCGTCCTGCACCATCTGCTGCAGCTGGTCGAGGAGCGTGCTAATTTCCTCATCGGAGGCGGTGGGCGGATGCTTCCCTACAGCGATGGGCATCCCGTACTTCTCGGCCATCGTGATCCAGAAGCGGAGGTCCCCCTTCTTGAAGGTGACCGGCCACCAGCAGCGGGACAGCACCGCCTGCCCGTACGGGTTCTGGTAGCTGGGCTTGTGGCGAGCGGTGATAAACTTCTCGGGGGCGACCCTCTGGAGGGCCTCCGCGTCAGCGCGAGTCTTCCGCTTCCGCAGGTTGAGGTGATTCTCGTCGTCGTAAGCAAACCACTTCGGCGGCTTGCCGACCACGTCGGCCGGCCGCCAGAAGGGACCTGGCGGGGAGCTCCCAGTGGTCTCGCTCCACATGACTTCGAGGGGGCTGTAGCCGTAGAGGCGCCCTTCGATGATCTCGTTGTCGAGCCGCTCCCAGTCGTAAGCGCCGAGCCATTCCTCGATCACGGCCACCGCCTCTTCGTTCTCTCCGCCCGCGGCGAGCTCGAAGTCGACTTCCCGGAGCGCGCCGTGCAGCACTTGCACGCTGGAAAAGACTTCGTCGTCGTAGAGCAGCCCTTCGAGGGCGTCGATGCGCTTTCCCGTCTTTTGCAGGATCTCGTCGGGATTGGGCAGCCACTGAGTAAGGCCGACGAGCGCCTGGGTGCGGCGCGTGGCCACCTCGCCGGTACTGGGGCCCTCACCCGCGTCGGGGAGGTCCCGGTGCTCGAAACCGAATGCCCTGCGCACACTGGAGAAAAAACCCATCGTTTACGGAGTGTAGCTGGACGTGTCGTCGAAGCGGTCGAGGCCGGGAACGGAAGAGTGTCGCTCTACCGATCGGGACGCCGCGCGGGTAGGACCGCTGTACTCGCTCACGGCGTGCACGCTCAGGGCGGCGGCCCAGAAGCGGTCGGCGTGGCCGTCGCCACCGCCCTGCACCTCGAAGCGCAGGTTCCCGGCCGAGGTGGTCGTCTTGCGGACGCTGTGCAGGTCGTCCCGCAGCGCCTGGTGCTCGGGAAAGATGATCTCCCTGTCTTCCACCCGTCGGCGTAGGCCGTACGCGGCCTCTTCTTTCCAGGCGTTCGTGAAGTCGACGGCCTCCACCTTGTAGCGGCCGAAGTCGCGCTGGGCCTCCTCGGCCATCTGCATGCCCAGCCCCGTGGCGTCGATGCAGGCGCGCCGTAGCTGCGGGTGCTCCAGGTACTTGTAGAGCGTCTCGCGCTGGCGGCGGAACGGGGTCTTTTTCATTACCTCGATGCGCCGAGTGAAGAGCATCGGGCCCTGCTCCTCCAGCAAGTAGATGACCGACAGGTCGTTGCGGCGGCCCACGTCGAAGCCGAGGTAGAGGCTCCCGCAGTCCTCGCGCAGATCGGTCCAGGTGACCCCGCCGTCCTCGCAGGCGGCGATCATCTCGTAGGTGAGGAACGCATCGGCCTCGTCGACGGGCTGGCACATGTACTCTTGGAGCCACTGCTCTTCCGATCGGCAGCGCCGCCGCCGCTCCTCGATCCACTCTCTGCGCTCCTCCGCAGTCGTCTCTCGCCCCATGATGCGATCGAGGAGGCCCTGGTCTACAGCCTCCAAAATGTCGACGCTGTGGACGCTGCCCGGCCGCGTGCCCTCGCGCATCTCTTCGATGAGCTGGTAGAAAAATCGCTTCCCATTGTGGGTGGACAAGATCCGCATCGGGTGCCCCCACATGGTGACCGGCTCCAGGGCGTCCCACATCTCCTGCGGCTGCTCGTGCCAGGCGGCCTCGTCCCAGACGGCCTTTCCGCCTTTGGAACGAAAGCGCTTGGGATTCGAGCTCAGGGCGTGAATTTCGCCGTGGTCGGGAAGCTCGATCGTGATGGCCTTCACGTCCTTGTCCTCGTCGATCAGCGTCTCGCCCATCTCCTCAAAGGCGGCGTCGAACGCCCCGGCCCAGTGAGCGCAGTAGTCGATGTACTCGCGAGCAGCCGACTCGTCAGCACTGGAGAACCACACCTTCCACCCGTGCTCCAGGGCGTCACGCACGTCCTCGTAGGCCTGGGCGTAGGTCGCCCCGATGCGGCGGGACTTCTCCCAGACCTTTACGTCAGCGTCATCCTTCACCCACGCGCGCTGATACGGTAAGAGGTGCGGCTCTTTGGGCATTTTAGTCTCGGCCTCTCTTCTTGGCTTTGTGCCACATCTCCTGGACCACGATCACTATTGTGCCTACATAGGGGCCCAGAAAAATACCAATTGTAAGTCCCGCTAAGAACTCGGTCGTAAACATGGCTATCCTTCGATTGCGTCGCGGACGATTTCGTAGGCGGCTTCTTCGATCTCTTCGGGGTCGGCCTCGCCCTCCTCCGCCTCCAGCTCGGTCACGGCCTGCTCCATGCCCCGCAGCTGATGAAACATCTCGGCGCTCTTCATCGCGTTCTTGAGCGCGGAGAAGGTGTCTCGATTCGGGTTGGCGATGGCATTTTTGACCGCCATGCGGATCGCGTCGATCAGACCCTCCTGGATGTCCTGCCCGGCCTGATGCCACTTTCGTCGGGCACAGTCCCAGTCTCCATCCTCGGCCCAGTTGTAGATGGTGCGGCGACTGGGGGCGTCCTCGCCGTGCTCCTCTCGGAGCTGGAGCGCGACCGCCCGCGGGCTGAGCCCATCCTCGACGTAGAGCCGCTCGGCCGCGTCGTAGAAGCGAGCCTGCAGGGTGGTGTTGTACTCCATGGGTCGCAAGTCGCGTAAGGCCGAGAGCGGGCGTGTGAGCGAAGCGGGAGCGCATCCACCCGATGGGACGACCAGCGGGCGAGCGGCAGAATCGAACGCCGTTGAACACCTTTTGAACGCGGCTGTGCCTCAGCCGTCGATCCGTTCGTCCAGCTCGTCGATCTCCTGCTCCAGCCGGCGGGTCTCCTCCACCACGTTGCGAAGCCGATCGATCGTGTCCTGGGCCTTCTCCACTTTCAGGTCGGTCACCTCTTCTACGTAGCCCCCGCCGAGGTGGCGGCGCACCTGCGCCACCATCGAGGAGGCGCGCATCTGCAGGGTCTCAAGGCGGTCTTTCTTGTCCGCGCGGCGCGCGCGCAGCATCTGGCGCTCACTCATCGATCTGGTCGAGCTTCGTTTCGAGTCTGTTGAGAGTGCCGGTTAGCTGCCGGTCCATCTCGATCCGCTCCTTCATCATCTTCATCATGCGGTCCTGGCGCTGGGCGTGGCGCTGTTGGTTCTTGCGGGCCACCTCCCGGCTGCTCTTTCGGGTGGCCTTGAAGGCCTCCCCGATGACCTCTCGCAGCTCCTGCTGCTGCTCGTTGGCCTGGCTGTGGGTGCGCCACCAGATGTACACCAGGATCGCCGCGACCCCGCCGTTCATCAGCAGCTGAGGGACCGTGCCCATATCTCCGCTCGGGAGCGATTGCGGCGCGGACAGTAGAAGGAGCGCGAGCCCCGTGGCCAGGGCTTTCGGTAGCAATGAGGACATATCCGTGCGCATCGAGGGGATGGCGGTGCGCTACAAAACGTCCGCCTCCGCCGACGCAAAAGAAATTCAGGCGCTGAATTTATTCCTCAGCGGGCGGGTCGTATCGTGGCGAGTGCAGCATCTAGCGATTCTCCATTGCACTCGTCACGACGGACCGACGCCATGCTCGACGCCCTTCCCTCTGCGCTTTTGTCGATCCTTCTGGTGATCCCGCTTCTGGGCACCGTGTCCACCGGGTGGATCGAGGTCTTCCGGGCGGGGTCCTACCCGCAGGGTACCTTCACGGCCGATGACATCCAGTCCATCGCCGACGTCTACGATCCGACGACGTTTGAATCGCCTTCTACGGTGGACCACCAGCAGAAAGGCATGGCGCAAGGGTGGGTGGAGGATCTAAAGGCGAAGGGCGAGAGCCTCTACGCGAAGTTCAAGCAGGTGCCCGAGGCCTTCGCGAAGGCGATCAAGGACGGGCGCCTGAAGAATCGGAGCATCGAGCTTTTTCGCGACCTGAACGGAGAAGGCTTGTACCTGAAAGCCGTCACGTGGCTGGGGGCGAAGGCCCCGCAGGTGAAGGGCCTGGAAGACCCAGGCGATGCCTTGGAGTTCGACCACAGCGGCATGGGGCAGCGGATGGCGGTGCTGCACTTCGACGAGGACTCGGACGAGTCGGAGGGCGACGACGAAGAGCCGGAACGTGAGGCCGACTCCGAGGCGACTTCCGATGAGGAAGAAGAGGATGGAGATTCAGAAGATCAGAATGAGGGCTCGGAGGATGAGGAGGACGAGGAGGGCTCGGAGGAGCCTAAGGAGGAGGCCGAGGAAGACGGCGACTCCGAAGACGAAGACGTAGAAGAGTTCAGCCACGAGGCCCAGTCGGAGATTCAGCGGCTGCGCCAGGAAAATCAGCGCCTTCGCCAGCAGGCCGAGCGGTCCGAGCAGGACCAGCGCGTGAACGAGTTTGAGCAGTTCTGCGAGGAGCGCGTGCCGCCGGCCGTGCGGGACGAGGTGGTCGCCCTCTTCGAGGCCCTCCACACCAGCGACACGATCCGCTTTGACCACAACAGTCACGAGTCGGCGGCCGAGGCCTTCGAGGAGGTCGTCGACAGCCTAAGCCTTACCTACCTGTTCGGCGACGTGGCCACCGAGCCCGACGAGGGCGAGGGGGCACGTGGCACCGACCTGGAGAGCGCGGTCCGCCAGTCGATGGCCAAGCAGGGACACGAGGTCTGATCTTTCCCGCCTGCCGCGGGCGGATACAGCGCGGACCCGGCCTGCCCGGCGCCGGGCCTTCGGCAAGACCGGGCAGACCCCCTAAAAGAGACGCCGTGCGGCCCTGTGCGGCTGAGACGATAGGTCAACAGGGCAGCCATACCCAACGCGCAAGTGGGCGGGAGCCGCCGGTCTCCGTCCCTGGCCCGATTTAGAGCCCTGAAGGGTAACCGGCACACTTGCCACCTTTCATAACGACGCTTTGACCGATGCGCATTCAGCAGATTTCGCCGGGCGACCAGCTCACGCAGACCGCCCTCACCATTCTGCTCGAAGAGGCCCCGCTCATTGGCCTTTGGGAGTTCTACCGGCACCCAGGTAACGCCGACAACCCGCGCAAGCGGAGCGGCGCCGACGGCGGCCAGTACCGCGCCCTCGACGACGACTACCCGGACAACGAGGTGAGTGCGGCCTTCGAGAACCTGGTTCTCGCCATCCTGGGCGATGTGGTGCAGACCGATCAGGCCCACGAGCGGCGCGGCTTTGACATCGCCTCGGTGCGCACCTCGGACCTGCGGCAGTTCGCCCGCACCCTTGCCCGCTTCGCGCTCAACGAACACATCAACGGCGCGGGGCAGGGCTCCAGTCCGCCCGCGCTGAACGGCCTGGAGGGCATGCTCCCCATGAGCGACTCGCAGGCCATCTACGCGGAGGACAACTCGACGGCCCTTACCGTGCAGAACGGAAACTCAGACGCCGTGGTGGCCGCCCGCCAGAAGCTAAAGCGCCGCGTCAAGGCGCTCATCCAGAGCATCGACGGTGGGGCCGACGCGCTTCTGATGTCGGACGAGATGCACGCGTTCCTCACCACCGTCTTCGAGGCGAACTTTGAGCGGCGCGAGACCGACTGGGGCGCAGATGTGATGGTGTTCGACGGCGTCGACATCTACGGCCTCGGGTACGACTTTGCCGGTACGCCGATCATCGGGCAAGACGAGCAGCCCGGCTCGATCAGCACGGACACCCAGTCGATCTACGCGGTGAAGTACGGGGAGCGCTCCGACCTCACGATGGCCACCAACGAGGGCCTGATGGTGACCGACAATGGCCTGGTGGGCAACCACTACGAGTACAACGTGGAGCTGGACGCCCAGCAGGGCCGCCTGAACGACCGCGCCGTGGGCCGCCTGGCCGGCATCGAGCTAAAGTAACCTGACCCCTAAGCCCCGTGGCCTACTCCACTGACGAGGACATTTACGACCGGCTGGGCGAGGAGACCGTTCGCCGACTCACCGACGACGACCAAACCGGTGCGGTCAACACGCAGGTGCTCAGTCGCGTGCGGACGTCGGTGGCGCGAGAGATTGACGTCTACCTGCGCAGCCGATACGACCTCCCGATCGACGACGCCGACGCCCAGGAGGTGCTGGCCGGCCTGGAGGTCGACATCCTGGCCCACCGGCTCTACGCCCGCCGGCCCAACGTCGAAATCCCGGCATCAGTCACGGAGCTCAAAGACGAGGCCATCGACCGCCTGGAGCGGATCGCCAAGCATGGTGGGCTCGGGATCGACCAGGACGGGGACGGCACGGATGACGGCGGGTCGACCCTGCAGGTCCGGAGCACGGACCGTGAGACACTCTCTGAAAAAATGGACGGCCGCTACTGATGACCACACTCGACGATCTCGACTTTCAGGGGGACGCGGCCTGGGTCCACCAGCTGGAAGGCCACGCTGGCCGGCCCTACTGGCCGGGCGGGCAGAGCGGCGTCACGCTTGACCCCGGCGTCGACCTGGGCTACGCCGATGAGTCGCTCGTGGTCTCCTGTTACGACGACCTGCTGACCGCGCGGGAGATGCAGACGTGCATCCGTGCGATGGGCATCGTAGGAACGAAGGCCTGTCGCCGGATCGAGCGCAACGAGCGACTGCAGTCCATTCGCATCACCGAAGAGCAGGCGACGGCAATCTTTAGCCAGGTGGCTATGCCCTACTGGCGGGCCGCCCGCCGGCGCTGGCCGGAGGTGACGGAGGCGCCCCCACCGGTACAGACGGTGGTGCTATCCCTCTGCTACAACCGCGGCCCCTCAAACGATCGGCTGTCCGTCATCGGAGAGCCCCTTCGGGCGAAGGACTACGAGGCCCTGGCCGACGTGGTCGAAGAAATGCAGGACGACCACCGCCTCGTGGGCATCCAGCAGCGCCGCGACACCGAAGCCCAATACGTGCGACGCAGGGTCCGCCGCACAAAGTTCGAGGCCCTGGCCGAAACGATGGGCAAGGTGCGCGCCGCCGATCCCGAGCCGCTTGCTCGTCCGGAGCTCGATAATCTTTCTCTCAGCATCCCCGAGTAGAATGCCCAGCCTATTCGACATTGGATCAGTCGTCGGTGACGTGATCGACAGTGTAGGCGACGCGGCCGATGGTCTGTTTACCTCCGACGAGGAGCGCAACAAGGCCGAGCGTCTGCTGCGAAAGGTGGAGGTGCAGCTGGAGGAGAAGATGCTTGAGGTCAAGCAGCAGCTCATTCAGAAGCGGGGCGACGCCGTGACGGCGGAGATCGAGGGGGAGAGCTGGTACCAGCGCGCCTGGCGGCCGGCCACGATGGTCGTGTTCGTCGGCATCATTGTGATGCACTGGGTTGGCGTGGCTGGCACACACCTGGACCCAGAGATTCAGACCTATCTCTACGAGACGATCAAGATTGGGCTCGGGGGCTACGTGATCGGCCGAAGCGCGGAGAAGATCGCGCCTCACGCCCGCGATGCTGTCGCCGGACGCAAACAAAAGGACGCATGATTCAGCAGGTTGGAGAGGCACTTATCGAGGCGCTGGAGGCCCAGTGCCCCGGCTACGCGGTCGACCGCGCCCGCAGCCTGCAGGACTACCAGTTCACCCACCCCGATGCCGCTTTGGTGCCGGTGCTGGCCGACGAGCAGTGGGGCTCCGGTCCGACGGCCGCCAATGTGTTTCGGCCGGCGCTGCCGGAGTTTGCCGTCCACAGCTTCACGCACGGCCTCTACGCCGACCCGGGGGCCTACGAGGTGCTGGGGGAGGTGAAAGCGGCTGTGGAGGGCCTTCCGATCGAGGAGACAGACGACCACCCCGGAGGTACGATGCGCATCCAAAGGCGCATGTTTGAGCGTGCGAAGCCGGGCGGGGTCACGATCTACGTCACCACCGTGCAGCTGAGCCGCGACTGACCGATGGCCGTCTACCGCATTCACGTTATCCTCGACCAGCACGAGGGCCAGAAGACCGGCCGCGTCCGGAGCTGCACCCGCGGCACTCGCATCGAGGCGCCGGAGGGGGAGTTTGCCGACCTGGTGCCCGGCCGGGATTACAGCCGCCTCGACAATGGCGACACGACCGAGGACTTTCCGGAGGGCGAGCAGTCCACTGACTTATCCGCTGACTCTACCACTGACACGACCGAGTAGTCATGTCAAAAAATCTCGACTTACCGGGCGGCATCGGAGAGGTGCAGATCGACGATGTCGGGGATTTTGATACCGCTGCGGGCTCTAATTTCCTCATCACAATGGGCGAGAATGTGATCGCCGACGAGGGCAATGACATCCCTGCGGCCGAAGCCGTAACCGCGGCCCTGGCCAATGGTAAGGAGTTTCGCATGGGGGTCGATCAGGATCTCAACCTGCGGGTCTCAAGTCTGCCGATGAGCGACTTTGACACCCTGGAGGATCAGGTCGTCGACGGCGCGACGGTGTTCGTCAAGGTGATCCCGAACGCCACCTACAGCGACGGGACGCCGAAGTTTGAGGTCGTCTACAAGGAGGTCATTCTTTCGAACGTAGTGCACGACCCGGTGCAGGTCAGCCGCGACGCGTACGGGGGCATCGTGATCTCCGGCATGACGACCGGGTACCGATCCGACGACATCTACAACCTCACCATCAACTCCGCGCCGTGATGATGAGATGGATGCCCGACATTCTGATCCGGGCCTGGTGGTGGGTTCGCGTGCGGTGGGCCCAGTGGCGCACGGGCGGGACCCTTCGCATCCAGCCTCGCCTGCGCACGGTAACCTACAGGCGCTACGAGCGCGCCTGCCTCCTTCTGGGGCTCGACCCCCAGAAGGTGCGCGAGGGCACCCAGGACGTGAGCGACGCAGACCTAGGCGACGTCTACGAAAGGGGAGCGGAGCTGGTGGCGCTCACCTGCCGCAATGACCGGTGGGTGACGTACGTGATGCGGCAGAGCGAGCGGCCCATCGCGGAGGAGATCCTGGGCCACGTCATGGCCGATTTTTTTTTGCGGTCACTGACGCGGTGGACCGAGCAGAAAGCGTCGTACGCCACTACGCAGAAAGGGGCGTCGTCCTCGGCCATCTCAAGGGCGAAAGTGGCAGTACGGAAGCTCTCGGCCGAACGCTTGCGAGCCTCGACGCCGGAGACTACGACCGACTCGTGACGATGCCCCTTCGCGACGCGATGGAGTATCTGGGCAAGCGGAGCGTGACCGCCAAGCACGAGGAGCTCAAAGACCTGTAGAACCTCAATCAAGCGCCCTTTATGGCGGCTTCAGAGGAGATCACCATCACGCTCCAGCTCGACGACCAGGGCGCCGTATCGGGCATCCGCTCGGTGAACGACGAGGTGGAGCACCTCGGGACCGAAGGGGCCTCGCAGGCCCAGTCCTTCGGCGACACGATGAGCGTGGCCCTGGGCAACTTGGCCGCCGACGCGGCGATGCAGCTGGCCGACCAGATGGGACAGCTCATCTCGCAGGGGCAGAAGCTCGTGCAGCGCGGCGCCGAGATTGAGGAGATGCAGTCGAAGTTCAACACGGTCTTTGGGGAGTCGTCCAACAAGGTCCAGCAGTTCATCCAGGACCAAGCTCAGATGATGGGCCTCACCGAGACGCGTGCCCAGGAACTGCTCTCAACTGCCGGGTCGATTGCGCAAGGGGCGGGGGCCGCCAAGGACGAGAGCGCCGAGATGAGCGTGCAGGTCGGCCAGCTTGCCGGCGACCTGGCCAGCTTCAACAACGCAAAGCCCCAGCAGGCCTTTGAGGCGATCACGTCGGCGCTCACCGGCGAGCGGGAGCAGCTGAAGCAGTTCGGGATCGTCATCAAGGAGAGCATGGTCCAGCAGCGGGCCCTTTCGATGACGTCCAAGGAGAACGCCGACGCTCTCACCCAGCAGGAAAAGGCCCTGGCCAGCCTGAAGCTGATGTACGAGAAAGCTGGGCCGGCTGTGGGCGACCTGGAGCGCACCTCCGAAAGCGCGGCCAACACCGGCCGCCGGGCCGGCGCGGCCTGGGGTGACGTCCGCGACGAGTTTGCCGAGCGCCTACTCCCTGTGGCCTCGGACCTCAACGAGGAGCTTCTGGCCCTGGCGGAGAGCGAAGAGGTGATGGCCACCGTGCGCACATCGGCCAAGGCCCTGGCCGAGCAGCTCACCACGGCGATCGAGTTGGGGAGCGGGTTCGTGCAGGTATTCGCGGAGAACAGCGACGAGATCAAGACGGGCGCCGAGGTGATCGGCCTCCTCACCGCAGGGGTGACGAGCTACGTTGCCGCCACGAAGCTCCAGGTTCTCTGGACCAAGCGTGCCGTCATCGCCCAGAAAGCGGCCACGATTGCCCAGCGCGGTCTGAACGCCGCCCTTAAGGCCAACCCCATCGGGTTGGTGGTGTCCGCGCTCGGGGTCGCCCTGCCTCTCCTCTACCGTTTCCGCGACAGCATTACCGACGCGGCGGCTTCAATGCTCGACTTCGCGGCGAAGACGACGCGGGGGCTTCAAAACGTCGTGGACCACTTTCGGGGCCTCCTGGATTCGCTGCCCAGCGGGTTTCCGGGCCTGGAAAAGATGAAGGCCTTGGTCGAAGGGGCCGGCGCGGCCGTCGACGAGAACGCCGACCGCATGGAAGGATGGGCCGACTCGCTCCGAGAGTTCGGCGAGGAGACGGAGGAGACGACCAGCCTCACGAAAGACCAGACCGATCAGATGGAGTTCAACACCGATGCTGTGGGGGAAAACACGGATGCGCTCGACGAAAACCGCGAGGCCCGCGAGGGGGCTGCGGATGCCCCTCCCCTTCCGGCCCCCGAGGTCACCGAGCCCGAAGACCAAACAATTGACGTCGAAGAGCCGGACCTTGATGCACACCTTTTTGATGCGGCCACTGAGGCGGGCCAGGTTCTCGACCAGACCCTCCTAGAGTTGGCTGGGAGCAGTGACCAGTTCGACCATGCTCTCGAAGCGGTCAACGAGGAGCTGAAAAAAACGTCTGACCCGGAAAAGCGCGCTCAGCTTCAGTCCTTACGCACTGAGCTGCAGCGGGCCCAGAAGGCGGCCAATATCGTGGATCGGGGACTGTCCAATATGGGGCGATCTGCGAAGCAGGCCGCTGTAGATGGGTTCGTAGCATTGGGCCAGGCGATCGGGGATACCCAGAAAAGCATGGCGGACTTTGGGCAGGCGGCCCGTCAGATCCTCTCCGACCTGGCGGGCATGATCGGGAAGCAGCTCATCACCATGGGGACGAGCCTTGTCTTCGTACCGGGGTTTCAGGCGCAGGGCGCCGCCTATATTGCCGCTGGGACGGCCCTCACGGCCTTGAGCGCCTCCATTGCTCCCTCCAGCGGGGGGAGTGGTGATGGCACCGGGTCCGACCGGCGGGACGAGCCCCGTAGGGCCAACGTCCCGTCGATGCGTAGCGGCGGCCGGGTTGAGGAGGGGCAGCCCGTTCTCGTCGGCGACGGGCCGGGCGGGCGCGTCACCCCCTACTCGGAGCTTTTCGTGCCCGACACGAGCGGGACGGTCGTGCCCCGATCCAAGATGAACGTTTCTCAGGGAGCACAGCCGCGCGGAGGCGCCGACCGAGTCGAGCAGAAGCTCGACGAGGTGGCTCGGCGCATCGAGGAGAAAACCTTCCGTCTCCGCGGCAAGGATCTCATCACCTCGCAGCGGCGGCAGGAGTCGATCTACAACGACGCCTCCATGTAACCTTTGAGACCCATGAGCTACGGGACGGTATACACTGGACAGATCGAGAGCGCCGCCCGCGAGACCGTCACGGTCGCGCTGGAAAAGGAGGGGTATACCGGATCGGCATCCGAGATGCGACTGGGGGCAGACCCGCTCAGCAAGGAGGGCGGCCGCGGTAGCTCGGAGGACCTGGCCCCGACGCGTCCCCACGTTTTGACCATAGGGCTCCATCCGTCGCAGACAGACGTATTGGATGACATCTATGCAGGCGACGCGGAGTGGCGAGCCCGCGTGACGGTGGACGGCGCGCTCGACTTTCTGGGTCCGATCCGAAAGGAGCTCCTCGAGCAGTCGGACGATAAGTTTCTCACGGACACACTCAGCCTCACGGCCAACTGCGGCCTTGGGCTTTTGGACAGAATCGATTTTGAAGCGTCGACGGGCTCGCCGTACAGTGGGCGTCGCCCCGTCATTGAGTGGGTTTTGAGAATCCTGCGCAAGCTCCCCGTTTCTCTCGACGTCGTGGTCAGCAGCGAGTGGTATACCCCCTCCATGCGCGGCGATGTGTGCCCTCTGGAGCAGGAGTACGTAGGCGCCTCGGCCTTCTACGACGACGGGGAGCCTGAAAGTTGCCTCTCTGCGCTAGAGTCCCTCCTGGGGGACCGACTGGCCTTCATCACTCAGGTCGGCGGCGTGTGGCGCATCTCCCAGCGAGCCCAGTACCGGGCAGACACCTTTACCGAATGGACCTACCCGGCGGACTGGACGGACGAAGACCCCCCCGCCCTCTCTTCCACGTACAGCGCCGCCACCACGGCCGACCCAGACGAGTACAGAAACCGCCACTCCGACTCCACCTGGGCGCAGCGCACGGCCTACCCGCGCGTGCAGATGGCCTACCAGCACGGCGCGGCGCCGAACATCGTGCCTCCCTTTTTCCGCTCGATTGACGGGGTCAAGACAAATGAAGGCAAAGAAAGCCTACAGACGTACTATGAGCTATCGTCTCAGCAAAGCCCGAAGTTTGGGAATGAGCTGGGCTTCGTGCAAACGAACACCTTCCTGTTCGAGGACTTTTCGGCCGAGATGAGCGTCGCTCGGTCGTACGGCGACTACACGCTCAACGAGACGGTGGGTGGTGCCTACGTACAGATGCAGAGCGGACGGGAGGTGCTAGCGGGGCAGGAGCTGTACCTCTCGGTCGACCACGCGGTGCGGCACTTCTTCACGACGGAGCTGGGCGAGGCGCCGTTCGAGTGGCTGGGCGTACTGCAGGTCGCGCTCCAAAAGGAGGACGGCACTACCCGGTACCTGAAGCGCGGGGTGGACCCCTCCTACGACTCACCAGTGAAGTACCAGTACAATGACCCAGTCTGGACGTCCGACAAGTCGTACGTGCTGGTGCGCTTCCCGGCAAAAGGCGACGGAGACGTGCAGACCGACGAACTGGTGGCGCCGCCCACGCCCTTCGACGGCAGGGTAGAACTGGCCGTCCACTCGGCCATTAACCTGCAAGATGAGAGCGAGGACCAGGTCCAAGAGACGGAGTACAGCACGTGGGCGGTCTCAAGGCCGACGCTGCGCCCACAGGCCGTCTCTGGCGGAGGGGCAGAGGCCACGGTGGCACGGGCGCGGAGCGGAAGCGGCGAACAGTGGTCGCGCGACACGACCACCGGCACGGGCCCGTCGCAGGTGCACGATGGCGCGACGGAGGTGGAGAGCTATGACCTGGCTCAAGACTGGAAGGTGGGCCCTTACTCCGGCGGCGACCCGAGCGGCGATAGCCTGGCCGTGGTGGCCGCCCGCGAGGCGCTCCGCCAGCTGCACAAGCGCCGCCGCGTGCTGCGCTGGCCGGTGCGCAAGGCAGAGGTCGACGCGGACCTGACGACCGTGATCGTGACGCCGGATGGGCGTCGCTACCTGCCTTACAGCACGACCTACAGCTACAAGGAGGCGCGCATCGACATAGAGGCCTCGCTGGTGCGCCGCCCCACGTCGCTCAGCACCAGCCTCTTCGAGCGGCGCGGCGGCAGTGGTGGGTCGGGTGGCTCTGGCGGTACTGGTGGAGGCGCCGGCGGTGGTGCCGGCGGCTGGGGGCAGCTGACCGGCATCCCGGGTGGTATTTTCAGTCGGAGTGGGGAGAGAGGCACCGTGCAGCCCCAAAAAGACGACATCACCGGCGCGCTTGGATATACCCCTGCAGACTCGGCGCCCGGCACCGGCCTGGCGCCGGAGGGCGCCCACCAACTCGGCATCGCCGACGACGGCGTAGGCACAGCCCAGCTGGGCACCGATGCCGTGACGGCAGACACGATCGCCCCCCTGGCCGGCGACGTGGCTTTTGACGACGGTGTGGGGGAGGGTGCAGTGCTGCGCGGAGCACGAGATGCGCTGGAGGTGCGCAAGCAGAGCGACCCGAGCAGCTACGGCACCCTGACGGCCGCCGAGGTGGAGCTCGTCGACGGCGGCTCGGGGAGCCGGTACACCAGCGAGATCGTGGAGATCGCCGACTCACTCCTGGAGCTTAACACTGACGCGGATGCGGACGTGTGGGGCGGCCATCATGTGTACCGAGGTCGCAAAAGTGATGGGTCGGGCACGGGCCTGCCCGCGAAGGGCGCTGTGTGGAGCCCGTCGGCCGGCCGGTGGGGGAGCGCCGACGTGGATGCGGCGGGCGACAACGGCGTGGTGACGGACACCTTCAGTCCTTTCTTGCAGCCGGACCGTGAGGAGACGATCGATGAGCGCTGGGCGTTCCAGCTTAAGCAGGAGCTGCAGAGCGGGTGGGAGTCGGATGGCTTCACGGCCGGGCTCCTCACAGGGAGCGGGGTAAGCGCCTACACGGACGCCGACGGGCGCACCGTGATGGAGGCAGACATCCTGAGAGGGCGCGACTACATTGAGGCGCTGGAGTTTATCGTGCAAAAGGTGCGGGCCACGGGCGGCAGCATCGTCGTTTCCGCGGGCACGATGAAGGTAAGCGGCGTGTCGGGTAGCGGCCCTTACTTCTTATCCTCGGAGGACGATCACAGCCTGCAGGTTGGCGACGCGATCGAGGCGCGGCAGAGCGGCCAGCAGGCCCACCTGTCGCAGCTGCGCGTGACCTCGGTGATTGACAGCACCACCGTCAAGGCTTCCCTACCCGACGGCCTCGCGCCCGGCGCGTCAGACGCGCCCGAGGCGGGCATGGAGTACGTGGTACTGGGGAACGACCAGGACGTCGACCGTCAAAACGTGATCTACATCACCGCTACGGACAGCCCCGCCCCGCGCATCGACCAGTATGAGGATAGCACCGGGTGGGACCTCGGGCAGGCCACGCGGACGGGCCGCTTCGGCGTGGGCCCGGGCGGAGACATGCGCGTCGAGGCGGCGCGTGGCCTCTTCGGCAGCCTCGACAAGACGGGCCAGTACCTGGAGTATGGGGATGGAGTCATGACCCTTGCGGGCACCTTCCACCAGGAGGGCGGTAGCGCCCCGACCGGCGCAGGTCTGTGGGGGACAGATGGACACCTCGGGTACTTTGACGGGGATGAGTGGACGTCCGTGCTCAACGAAGACGGGTCGGGTGCCTTTGCGGGCGGGGCCATCGCGTGGGACGCGCAGGGGCGGGCCTCCCTCACGGAGAGCGTGGCAGTTGGAGGGCGGGGGCTTTCGACAGAAGCTTTTCAGCGGGCGCCAGTTGCCCTTTGGCACTGGGACCAGTCCCACAGAGGCGTGCATGGAACTGCTCCTACGGACGCTCCCACGTCTGTTCCAGCATCGGGAGTAGTGGATTCGGGAAGCCTGGTAGCGACGATTCGAGAAGGGCGGTTCTCAGAAGCCATTAGCGTAGAGCCTGCGGTGAGTGAGACATTTAGTGATGGTTCTGACCTGGGCCAATGGGCGATCGAAACGTCCCGCACACTGCTCTCAGAGACCCGCTACGGCGAAGATGTGTACCGTCTCAGCGGTGATGGGGATGCGCGCAACGGCCTGACAAGCAGCATCTCAGACGGCGTCGTCGGAGATGCCACCTACACCTTTAGCGTGTGGATGCGTGCCGCAGGCTCAACGAGCTATCGGCTCCACATCGCAGGACGAAGCGCCTATGGCTCAATCCCTGACGATGGGCGCTGGCATCGCGTCACTGAAATCCTGACGGTACCGTCTTCTCCCCCTAACAGTAACGCGGAGGTCAATGTCGATGGCACCAATAGTATCGACGTGGTGGCCCCCCAAGTCGAAAGGAAGGGATACGCTACCCGGTTTGCTCCAGGGACCCGAAGCTCGGGGTGCTGGGAGGCATCTTTGGGAAGCGGCGGCCTGAAGCAGTGGAGCGTGAGCTTTTGGTACCGGCTCCGCGGGCACGATGGATCAGATAGAGACGCACTTCGTCTCTACAATGGCGACGGCGACTATCTTCGATTTCGAATCGGAGATCCGACTAACGATGAGATCGGTCTCGCCTATAAAGTAGACGGATCAGTTGGAAGTCTAACTTCGGGCCTCACAGCACAGAGTGGCACATGGCACCACGTCGTCGTCAGCTACGATGCGGGAAGCATCGCCATCCATGTAGATGGCAGTCAGGCGGCGAGCGTGTCACAGAGCGGGGTGCGACTTAGCGAGCTTCAAATGTCGAAGTACGGCGCGAAGGATTTTGATGATCTTGCTGTGTGGGAGCACACTCTCTCAACTGAAGAGGTGAGACGCCTCTATGAATCCAAGGCGCCCCTCCGAGAAAGTCCCCAGACAGCTGCCTCCATCGCCCAAGGCCTCGCCGAGTCCTACACCGATGGGCAGGTCGCCTCCTTGGGTGACGTGGCCGACCTCGACGAGCTCACCAGCACCTACATCGAGGATGGCGCGGTGGTGACGCGTACGCTGGCGGCCGACGCGGTGGTGGCCAACAAGATCGATGTCGCCGTCCTCGGCGACATCAGCGGCGATCTCGGGACGGTCGTCAAGGGCCGCCTGGAGTCCCAAGACGGGCAGACCGTGCTGGACTTCTCAACTGGCGAGATGTCTCTGCACGACGCGACGCTCACCGGTAGCTTGACGACCGGCCAAGGAGCGCTCGGGGGCTGGAGCGTCGGGGTCGATAGCCTGAAGAGCAGCCCAGTGAATGGCATCAACGCCCTCACCCTCCTGGGCAACGACGGGAAGATCCAGATCAAAGACCCCGACGCGCCCGACGAAGTGCTGAAGATCGGAGCGATCGACTTTGCGGCGTCGGAGCCGGAGACCATCTCATACTTCCAGCCCTCGCGGTCTGCGTCGTGTAGCTCCCAAACGGCGCGCTCTAAAGGCAATTACGCTGAATCATGCGATGACCCATCTGATGGTGGGTACGACATACAGTATGAGGTGATCACCGGGGGACCGAGCGACTATCGCCTTCACTACACCATCAGCGAGGAAACCAATACCGACCCCGCAGACGATGGGACAGCCTATGCGAGTGCAGATGGGTACGTGAAGATCCAGGCGCGTGACAGCAGTGGCAGCGTCCTGGCGTCGAAGAGCGCCGAATCGGGGTCCGGACAGATGACGATCACGGCCCCGTCCGGCACGACGGAGCTGCGGGTCGAGGTCGGCGCGCAAGCATCGTCCACCGCTTCTGTCCCCTCCGGCGACAGCGCCGGTGAAGACTCCAGCGCGTCTGCGTCTGCGGAGGCCTCTGCTGGGTCCCTTGAAAAGCTGGGGGCCGTCAACGAATTTATCTCCAGTAAAGGGGCCATCTGGAACCCGGGCCGTGCGCAGCCGAAGCGTGCTGGCGTCAAGCGAAATACGCCGTCGGCACTGGAAGGGGCGGCGCTCATGGCGGGTGACTATCTCATCGGCCAGGACGGAAACGGCAACCTCGTCAAGCACAACGTGGAAAGTGGAAGCACCTCTCAGATCTGAGTCGAACGAAGCCCTGACTGCCATGCCTACCCCCGACGCCGACGACCGAGACTCTATCGATCTCCCTGGCGCCACCATGGACCGTCTCCGTCCACTACGGGAGCGCGTCCAGGAGCTACAGCAGCAGATTCAGACCTACCTGCAAGGGGTCGCTGACGCCTCCGGTGTCGACGACCTGAGCCGGTGGCGCGTGGATTGGGATGCTGAACGGCTGGTACCACTGGACGACGAACAGTCGTAACCCGAACGGCACTCAGAACACCCCGCGTCCGCCCAGGCCGCTTTTTCAAATCGGATTTTGAGTTTTCTCAATCCGAGATTAGCGTCATACGTGGGGTGAGGGAGCGTGTGGACGTGGGAGCCCCGGGGCGCCATACCCCGACGCTCCCACGCGGCCAAGCCGCTTCTCATTCGTCAAAAATCAGGTCTTCGAGCAGAGATGGGGGCTTGCGGTCCTCGACGAACGCCCGTCCCTCCTCTTCCGCCTTCTCCCGCAGCTCGACAAGCTCTGAATCGGACTTGACCTTTCCACTGAGGACGAGGCGGGTGGCAATGTCGGCGAGGCGCTGGCCGAGGTCGCCCGTTCGGGGGAGGCCCTGTCGGGTGCCCCGCTCCAGGGTGCGAATCGTGTGGTTGCCCACCGGCACGTCCATCGCGCGGCTCACGCCCACGGTGAATCCCACGACGTAGGCGGCGGGCTTCGCTTTCAGGAGAACGGGGGCGTAGTCGCCGGGCAGGTCGCCCACCTGTAGGCGCAGGCCGTCGGCCACCGTCTCGATGGCGTGGTCGGAGCGGTCGTCGGACATGATGGCACAGAACCGTTGATGTGGAAGGAGGAAGATCGCCTGCTCTACGGCTGCAGCGGGGTGGCGTTCATATACAAAGTGGAGGCACCGAAAAGGCAGCTTGAGAAGCGACCTCCAACCTGGCCTGCTGACGTTCCGTCTTGGTCGATGCCGCGTTGCGGAAGCGGTCGAGGAGTGGCTATCGGCCGACGAGGTGGTAGACGAAAGCTCGAGTCTGGAGACAGATCGGTAGACGAGGAGCCGCTCCTGCAGTCCAGGGGGCGTATTCCGTACTTTATACGCTGTCTCGATTCGTAGGGGATGAGATGTGCGCCCTGAGTGTCGCGAGGCGACAGAGGTACATTTTCGTTCCTTCATTCCCACTCGCCGAACGGAGTCGAGGACAGAATGGGACAAATCGAAGGGACACTTCCGCACACGCCCGGATCCTTCTCGTCGGAACGGTCCTTGGACTTGAGGAGGTCTCAACTGTCATCTACTCCAAGAGAGCGATGGTATTATAAATTTAGACGTTTTCACGATAAAGTTGAAGGGGAAAATAAGCTTTTCTTATATGTAGAGTTTTTAATTTGAAAATGAATCACTTTCGATCTTCACGTTTCATTTCTACAATCGATCAGTAGAGTTGACTCAGCCTTCATCGCACCAAAACACGTGCCTGTTGGGTTGCGCTGTTTTGAGCGACAGTCGACCTGTTTTCGAAAGCAGTCGGACGTCGTCTTTATCGCCGTTCCGGACCGTCGCCAATCGGCTCATCACAATCCGTTTTTTCGCTTAGGCGGGGGCGAATTCGTCACTCTATTGCGGATGACGTGCCTTCCGTTTGTCGGCCGATTCCCGCAAACAGGTCGCAGAATTGAAGGCAGTCTCTATGCAGCCGGCGGTTTTTCCCGTCGGTCCTCTTGAATGTCACCGGTAACTTGAATTACACCACGCTTAGTTATGACGTCCAATGTTCGTAGGAGAGTCCTTTACAAAGGCCTTTCGCTTGTACTGGTGTTCTCTCTTGTCATGCTGGTCGGGTGCGACCAGTCTCCGGGGGAGCAAGACGATACTGAAGTCACCGAAGAGACCACCGAACTGCAGAAAGCAATGAAGGCCCAGAAGAAGCAGGGTAACAACTTTCTCGATCGGCCCGGAGTTGTGGGTGTCGGATCGGGGGTTGACGCGGAGGGAAATGCAAACCTCGTCATCTACGGAACGACGCCGAAGATGATCGAGAAGGCCAATCTCCCGTCCCACGCCAACGGTGTACCTCTGCGAGTGGAAATCACGGGATTGATCGTTGCCGACGCCGACGAGACCACTCGTCAGCGCCCGGCGCCCATCGGCTTCTCGATTTGGGCACCCGGACATCACCGCTGGAACGTACGGCGCGCGGGTCAAGGACGGAAGCGGAAACGTCTACGCGCTCAGCAATAACCACGTCATCGCTAACAAAAATGACGCAAGCATCGGTGACAACATCCTCCAGCCCGGCCCAGCGGACGGAGGAACGGATCCGGACGACAAGATCGGAGAGCTGGCAGACTATGAGCCCATCGATTACGAGGGCACCAACACCATTGACGCCGCGATTGCAAGCTCGTCGACCTCGAACCTGGACTTCGCGACGTCCAACGAGGGCTACGGAATGCCCGGCACGTCTCCGGTCAGTGCAAGCGTCGGGGATAAGGTCCAGACGTACGGGCGAACGACCGGCCTCACCAAAGGAGAGGTATCTGAGGTGAACGTAACGGTGGACGTCTGCTTCGAGACGAACGGTCCGTTCAACTGCTCGAAGTCGGCGACCTTTGAAAATCAGATCGGCATCACGCCCGGCGACTTCAGCGACGGCGGCGACTCCGGCTCGCTTATCGTCACGGACAATTCCAACGCGAACCCAGTCGGGCTTCTCTTTGCCGGAAGCGACACCCGGACGCTCGCAAATCCGATCAGC